ACTCAGGCTTTTCTCTTTCGAGAGTTTTCAAATGTCGAATACATCTGAAGATGTGATGCCAATTCGTACACCACTATTGGATCCGTGGGATCCAGACAGAGATGTTCTGTCTTTGAAGTCCTTTGTAGGAACTTCCATTCTTCGGTATGGACCGAAAGGTACGCACTTGTGTAAGTGCACACCTGAGAACAGACATAGAAGTCTGTTCAGTGTGAACTTGTTGTTCACATCTCAGAACCTCCTGGGAAAACAGGAGTGTCCACAGATCAGCGTCTGTCATAACGCTGAAAACATCTGGGAGTGCAAACTCCCACGTGAGATCACAGGTCTCAATAACAGGGTTGTCTTCTCGAGACTACCTAATGTAAGAACTGCGCTCGCAGTTCTAAGAAAAGGTACCTATTGGTACCGTCAACTTGCCAAAGGCAAGTTTGTCACTTCTCAATTTCAGAGAAGAATGGCCCGCCTATTGGCGGGATTCTCCAGTCCAGAAGGACCGGAAGCTTTTGGCGTTGTTAAATCAATGCCGGTAAACTCTGCCGCAGTGCAGAGACTTCGTAGCCTCCTGGCTACAGTTGATGGTCTGCTTATGCAGGCCAATCTGGCCTTTCCAGGCCATCCAGACATACAGGACTGGAAACGTATGGATCAAATCCAACGTGGCTTAATTGCCAATTTAATGGAAGATTACTTCCGAGAGGTACGACCTGATCGTATCACAATGTTTGAGAAAATCAAACAAGTCCGCAAGGACATTAAGAAAGAGGGTTTTAACCCCATTTCCGACCTATCAAAGGTCAGAGTGCCGAGAGAACTCTCGGCTATGCGAATATTATGTTCGTATGTAAGAGGAAAGACTCCTCTATCTCACTATCAAGTGATGATACTCTCGCAAACGAGAGCTTCTGGGGTTCCCCCCAGGTCGTTATACGACAAAACTTTGGCGAAGACCAAAGCAATATTGACCACTCCGGCCAATAAAGATCTCTATAACGAGATCTCCGAGCCATTACAGATGGCTGTTGATCACTTCTACCGTGATCTTCTCATCAGACTTGGATCTGATGTTACACGCAATGCCTTTTTCGAAGGCGTCGCAAAGACGAGTAAAATCTCGTTATCGGACTCGGGTGAGTTCTTTACCACCACTAACGATGGTGGAAAGCTGGAAGCAGCTAGAATCGTCTTACAGACGAATCCGGAAATACCGGAAATAGATCTTCACACAGGTGAAGAAACAGGCATCATATTAGATGCCAATTCTCCCATAGGGGAGAGACTGTTCCACTGGGCTTGTGGAACATTTCGAGACAGGAAAACTGTCTACCAAAGAAACTGCATGTCATGCAGAATCAGCCTAGTTGCGGAACTAGGCAAATACCGTACAATAACGGTATCAACATTGCAGCATGCGCTGCTATTACACCCATTTTCACATATGGGTTTAACAGTAATTGGGGCAATGCCCTCAAGTCAAAGCGGCATTGGAGCCGCTAATCACGCTTGGAATTTCTTCAAGCGATTGTCGCACAAGAATCCAAGTGCGTCATTTATCTTCGATGAGAAGATACAGACATCAGTCTTTTCGACCGATTGGTCGCAGGCCACAGATTACTGTGACCCAGCTGTTGCAGGTGCACAGCTAAATAGGCTTTGTAGCCTACTAGGAGTACCAAAATGGTACCGCGAAACAATTTTGTTCGCATTGACTGCTCCACGCCAAGTGGAGACACTCGATAGGAATCAAGCACCTATCGAGGTATTTTACACCAAACGAGGTGTACTTATGGGTGACCCAGTCACCAAAGTAGTGTTGCATTTGCACCACTTAATCGGCAAGAAAATGGCCGAAATTTTGCTCTTTGACTTGTTCAAAGAGGATGCCATCTTTATGGATGACATGGATTCTGAAGAATCCGAGGATGAGTCTTAGACTCATATCACTCTATGAGTGTAAATCCACATGTGTGGATTAATGGTTTACTCCATTCAGATTGTGCAAGCACGGTCCTGTGAGGGTTTTGACACCCCAGAACCTCCGAAAGGAGAAAGCGTTTCCG